TTTCTAACATTCAAAGTTAAACTATTAGTACCAACAGTATAATTAAAAAAGTAAGGAGTTGCATTATTGTTTTGAATCAATAAAAATACTTTGTCAATATCTGTAAAAAATCCAATCGTATCAAGTGTATAAATTCCAACTGCTGAATAGTTCCAAGTTCCTGCTAAATCATTTTGAAATAAATTATCTTCTGTTGGTGCTAATACTCCTGTTTGTGAAATCTTAGCCTTGTATAATGTTGTTGGTAGTTCTCCATTAGCATCAGTAATGCCTACCGAGTTACGATTATACATCTTACCGCTATCTAAGTCTTGGTAAAATTCCCCCTCAAAAATATCCGTTTCTAACCAATCCCCATTACGAGGGTCTAAACTTACAGGAATCGTTGGAACTCCACTCGCTTGCTTTATTACTAACCTTGCATTTTCATCATTCATATCTAACCTTTTTTTATTGGTACATTAATACCGCTACCTAAGTAACCACCATTTATAACATTAACAACTGCTCCTGTGGCTTTGATTATTTTTATTAAATTATTCTTTCCTAATGGTCCAATAACTGAATTTGTTACAGGATTACTAGCCTCAATTATCTTTATCAGTTCAATTTGTGTGCTATTTGCCACGTCTGAATCGAACTCTTTAACCTCATTTAGTCTAAAAAGTACACCATTTAGCATAATTAACTTAGCGAAATCAAGTGTATTTATTTGCGCATTAGTTAATTTGGCATAACATTCTATAATTTTACTATCTCTACCTGTTATTTCCTTTATAAATCTCTCATGATAACGACTAAATACGTTGTCAGTTGTTACAAAGGTACTACTATTTCCATAAAATATACGCTTTGGTAGTTCAAAATTTAAGTCAAATGTAGGGTTTTGATAGTTATCAAAGTGATGTACACTAGGATAAGTTGTTCTATTTGATTGTCCTGAGCCTGTAACGTTCTTTAACTTCCAATTACCACTCTTTAATCCGTTATAAAAGTAAATCTTTGGCTTACCTTTAAATGGTTCAAAAACGTTATTATTAAACTTTACTATTCTTGGTAGTACAATATTTGAGTTAGTAATCTGAATTGGTACTGCTTGACCGAATGGTACTTTATATTCTCTGTCTCCTGTTTGAAAAGTTGATTGTACTACATACTTTTTATTACCGTAGTAATTCCCAAACTCATTTACATAAAATTGATTATCATAATCGTCCTGTGGTTGAAATTCAAACAAATAGTTTTTACCCTCAATTGTTGAAGATGGAACTATTTTAAATTCTTTGTTATAATCGATTATGTTAGTCCAATCATCAAAATCATTTGTCGCACTATAATAATCTGATAAAGGTTCTATAATCACATCTCCATAAATATCTGGATCACTTATGTAAAGGTTAAACATTTTAATAAAACCTGCTAAGAAGTCACTACATTTTAAGTCTGGAATAACTGTTGAAAGTTCTACATTGTCATTGTCAAGTAAAGCTACATTTAAAGCTGATACGCTAACTGTTGCATCAATTAAGTTTTGAGTTTCAACTGTAACTGTTCCCTCCTCTTCATAAGTTAGTGACGTTTGAATAGTTAAATCAAATGAAATAACGTCTCCACTATTACAGCTTAACGTTTGATTGAAAGAATAAGTTTGAGCAATTAAAGCATCTGATAATTCAGTAAAAGAAACGGTATTAACTATCGAACCATTACGTCTAATATCTATACTAACTAATCTTTGAGCATCTATTAACGTTGGTGCAAATGATGTTGTAATTTGTTGCTCTATTGGAATAGATGCAGTAAAGTTATAAGTACCACTTTGATTTATTGTAATAAGTCCTGTTGTATCATCATATTGATTTGTTAAGTCAGATGTTACAACCTCAGTAAAGTAAGGATTTGAAAAGATACGATAATTCTCAGTAGATGTATAGTTATAACCATTTTCATTTACGAATGATGTTATCTCAGCTAAGGCATAGAATTTACCTGCAAAAATAATCTTACGTTGGTTAAGTTCTGTTAGTGAGAATGATAATCTTTTACCACCCTCAAATCCTAATACCATTTTTTTAACCAAATCAGAATCTAAGAAAGCACTTGAAAATGATATTCCTGCAAGTGTTAAACATTTTTGTATAACTTCACGAATATAAACTAATGGGATTAGATTATTAGTGATAAATGTTGTTGGTACTGAATTGTAACCATAATCTACCAAAGGATAAACATAGCCGAAACCATTAGGAACACCAGCAGTAAAGTTAGGTGTAGCAACTCCATTTAATATTACAGATGTTGCAAATGAATTTTCTATAATAGTTCTTGTTAATAAATGGTCATATTCACTCCAACCTAACTCACTTACTTTTAAATCAGCAAGTATAAAGAAAATGTCTATAAAGTTTGAGAATAAAGTACAATTGAAAACATAAGTCTTATTAATAAATACAACATCATTCAACTGAAGTAATCCATCAAATACTAAAATACTATCTTTGTAATACTTTGCAGTAACTCTTTGCGTTGGATCGAATGTAAATCCCACATCAGAACCATCAACATCACTTAAAGTAAGCGAATAAGTTGAACTAAAGAAATTCAAGTTAGTTTGTTTACCTACTATCTTAATAGATTTAGATAAGTTTCTTTTACGTTTCTGAGGGTCTTTAATATCTGCAATTGAAAACGATAAAGGAAAAGCTATATTGCTATCAATATCTAACTCTACACCATTAACTACTAATCTATTACTCATAAGTTAACTGATTTGCGAGTGTTAGACTTACTGAATTGTATTACCTCGTTAAATAATTCCTCGTATAAATCCTGCTTAATATTATAGCTTGAATTATCTACTACTATTTGGTAGGCAGTTTCTAAATAGTTAGCTACAACTACATAAGGACTTTCATAAATTGGCACTAAGAAACCTTGCAGAGTTTCGTTAATCCAACCACTTGCTATTTCTCCTTTATCTTGCATAGTCTTAACGTATGCTCTATTTCCACTCGTTTGCGCCGAATAAATAAACTCATTTGAATCACTCCATGCACCGAACTGAGACTGATATTCTAATTTCTGAATGTCAGTCTTAGATGTTATATTGTGCAGGAATGTGTAGTTATCATAAGCACCGTATTTATTTAACCATACTAAATGACTTGGATTGTCGCAGTCTCCGATAGTTAGTAAGTTATATTTAATCGGTGCAACTATCGTAGTACTTCCGATTGTTTCAATTACACTTACCTCAATGTAACTTGAACCACTTAACGAGAATAAACTATTTAGATTAATCTGAGTAATTTTATAAGTATTAGATATTGCATTTAAAAGAGGTAATCCAATTGGAACTCCTAATACTGAGAATCTTTGTATCTGTAAACTTAAATTACTTGTTTGATTTGATATAAATTGTAAATAGTGATCGTGGTTAAAGTTAAAATAATTCTCAGTAAAATCTGTAAAGAAATTAGAAATATAAGTAAGGTAATTATAACTAACGAAATCCTGCTCTGATAAACAAGCCTTATAAACGTTCACAGTTGAACTCGTTGCATCAGCTTGATTTGTTGGTGTTGCTCCGTATCTTTCAATCACTTTTACATAAGCAGTTGATAAATTACTAGCCGATTGAATTGATGTACTTGTAAGTTGCGCACTAGGACAAACAGCTTTTAATCTTTCTGATGCGTCAAAGTGTGAAAATGCGCCACGTTCTGGAAACACCATGTGTCTTGAATCTAATACTGCATTTATATAAAGTTCAACTACATAACTAAAGTTTGGTTGTGATGTTTGATTTGAACTCCAAGTCCATGTAATAGGATTGTCAGATGGTGTGTATAATTGTGGTTCTGCGTCTATTGTTACTGCCATGATGCTACTATGTTTATTTTAATTGCTTGCCCTAAAAGTTCTTCTATTGGTTTCTTAAGATAACTAACAATTTTTTTGTTAATCACATCTGAATAGAATGGTTTAGGTGCTTTACCGTATTTTTTAATGTTTGATTGAATAGCCCAAGCGTATTGGTCGTATGTATCAAATTTATCGGGTTTAATTAATCCACGTTTTGGAATCCAATTTAAGATAGCTTGATGAAAAGATACTCCGCTACTTCTTTGTCGTCCCCAATTTGGCGCACCATGATTAACTTCTTCTCCATTAACCCCATAGTTTATAAACTTCCAATAGTCCTCAGCTTCAATTCCTATATTAACTTCACTTCCTACGTGTTCAACTTTAGTAGGCTGTATTGATTGTGATAATCCAAGCGATTTAGTGTTAGCATTATACTTGACTAAGTTTGCTCTAAGTTGGTCACAAATATCTAACATAAGGTCATGCAATAATAAATCCATTGGACTATCTCCTTTGTTCTCTATTACTGAATCAGCAAGACCTTGTGTAGTTATGTTGTACTTATCAATCAACGTTTTATCCTTTTAATCTGTGCGTTCTTTTTATTAATTTTATATTCTCTAAACTTACATCTGTGGGTAAATGTAAAAATATTCCACATAATGACATCTTGCAAATCTACTCTGTAAAATTCTGCAACTTCATAGAATGCCTCTTCCCAAACATATTTAACAATCTTAGTGTCCTCTTTCTTACCCTCTCCTGTATTTCCAAGTTTCTTTTGTATCTGTACAATTTGCGCAAAAAAAAAGAGCTTGACTGCATAAATGTTACTAATGGGAAATGCTCTTTAAAGTCCTCCATTCTATCAGATATGAAGTGTTTTAGATTTCCTGTTTCGTCAAGTTCTGAATAGTTACTACCTTTTGGAATATACATCAAACAAGCAAGTCTAAGGTAGTCATCTTTCTTTGTTGCTCCAAAGTCAGCATGCCAACCTGTAGCAACTCTATTAGGGTTTACCATTTCGTATAACTTGCCTTTAATAACTAATTCTTTTGGTGGAGTAGCCTTTAGATTAACATTTGAGAATAAGTTACAACAATGTATGTAAATCTTGTTTAAGTCCTTTAAATCTAATGTTCTAGCAACGTTATAGCTAATACCACACATAACAGAAACAAAGTTTAATTTAATATCCAACATTTCCATATCATCGGTAATTAAATCAAGGTCGCTAAACCTATCATCAGTTAAAGCTGGTAAATGTTTGATGCGTAAATCATTTATACTTTTAGGTGCTTTTATCTCCATTTGTCCTGTATTGCTTTAATTTTTATTTGTCGTGCTACCTGATTGATTCCTTTGCCTAAACTCTTTTGTAAATCATGGCGTTGATAGTTGTAAAGATACTTATCAATGTAACCTAACTTTAAACCTTTCTTCAAGCATCTAAGATTGAAATCATATTCCTCAGCGCAAGTTAAATCTTCATCAAACAATCCTACCTTACTAAATACATCAGCTTTATACATTAGTGTTCCACCGTGAATAACATTCATCTTAACCATTTGCTCTAATGTAGGTTGTTTAATTCGTGGCGTTTGTCCCTCAGTTCTTGTAGGGAACACATTGAAAGCATTGCCGTGAATAAAATCTATACCTTTGGTGAATGCTCTTAAACTCCATTCAATAGAGTTAGGAGTTAACCAATCATCATCACAAAGGTATTTGATGTATTCTCCTTTTGCTATTTCAATACCTCGATTAAGATTATAGCTAACATTATTAGTCGATTGACTTAGTATAACTTCAATCTTACCTTTTAATGTTTGGGCGTGGACTGATTCAATAGCCTTATCTACGCCTCTATCAATGTTGTATGGGATTATAATACTAACCATTTCTCCTCCAGCTTAACAACCATACTTTAGGACGTAGTTCTTCTCTATGTGCTGATGTCCAACCCTCAGTAAAATGCTTATCAAAGTCAGCTAATTGTAGTTTAAAAGTGTGAAACTCATCAACTTCAATATCTATTCCTGTAAGTACGATTATGTTTTTAGTAGCACAAAGTTTGATATTCTCCATTGCCTTATCGAAGTCCTGACAGTTATCTAAAACAGCCATAGCGCATACTGTCTCACAACTATATTGTGTTACTTCATCATTCTCAACTGCTACTTTAATCGTGTCATATCCTTTAATCGGGAACGCATCAATACCGATATATTCTGTATAATCTCTTAGGCAAGTTTTTAAATGTTGACTACCGCAACCAATATCTAAAACTGATTTACCATAACCACATTTATTTAAGTGAGTAGCATAATCACGAACAACATTCTCCAACTTACGATTGTCGTCATCGTGTTGCTCTACTGCTCTCCTACTCCTTAAATTAGCTGTGGCTAACTCCCAATCTTCTTTAATTGCTTTCATGAAATTAACTGTAATATCCTTTTCCCTGTTGACTTAATGTTATGATTCTCAAACACACTAGGCAAAGATATAGTTTTTTTCTTTAATAATTCAAAAATACTTTTAAATTTTGTTTCAGTATTTGCAATTAAAAATGGATATTCTCCATAAACATCTGTGTAAGCTGATTCGTTAATGTTGTTTGTTACGACAATCGAACCAAGTGCAGCAGCATCAAAGGCAGTTACTCCATGACAACCGAATGGTTTATTATCCTGTTCAAGGCAAAACATCTCTACATAGATGTCACATTCACTCATTCGCTTAATGTTGAACTGATGAGGTACTATCTTGCTATCTATTCTAATATCAAAGTCGTTCTGATATGGTTCAAGTAATTCCCTAACTTTATCCGTACCTTTATTGATTGGATTGGACGGATAATGACCTACAACTAACTTAGTATTGTTCTTTGGTATTGGACTAAACTCAACATGAGGGGCAAGGTAGTGCATATTGTTACCTTTGACAAATTCGCACTGGTCGGTTATCTGAATAAGTCCCTCGCATAATTTGTCGTACATTTCTGATTCTTGTCTATACCTTGTGCCGGTATGATACATAACTATTTTCTTTGCGCCACCTAATCTGCACAGTCTTAATAATTCTTTGTCAGTATGGAATATCTGAACCACATCATAATCTTTGCAAAACTTAATTATCTGCTCAGATGTTACGTTATGAGATTCTGTGGCATAGTTGAAGTTGTGACGATAGAATTTATAGTCCTTACAATCAACACCGATTGAACGTAATGCTTTGGCGTTCTCATGCGCCATATTAGCATAGTCGTTAGTTGATAAGTTTAATATCTTCATCTGTAAATTGTGCTATATCATATTGAAATTTAAACATAAAGTTTACATCTAAAATAACTCTATCCCTATCAATTCTAAATAAAGACATTTCATTAAGTTGCTCTTCCGATAGATTCTCTACAGCTTTCTTTATTTTTTTTATTTGTAATTCGCTTAATTTCATAAAAATAGTTTTATAGTGTAATACCACGAAAGTAATGATAAAATTAACATAAATAACCATACTAACTTAAATTTAATATTTCCCATCGTATTTACCTTGGGTTGTGAAAAAGTATCTTACAGCATCTATTAAGTGATTGTTTGCATCAATAGGTTTATTTGTCTTTGATCCGTTCCTATCGACAGCCCAAGTATAAGTTTCAAATTCTCTAATTAAATTAAGACTATTTGAAGTTATTAAAAATTCAACATCTTGCATCTTACTAATGCCAAACATAATACTATCTGCCCCTTTATCTGCGCCAGTAATATTAAATCCGTAATTACTTAATTCTCTAATCGTTTTAGGCTCTGCTGAATCTCCGTAAATAACACAACTATTATTAACTGATTGTTGTTTCATTAAGTTAGCCAACTCTGAATTAACTAATCCTTTTTGATAGATTAATTCGTGAAGTAAGTATTTACTATCGTATTGATAAACGGCTACCAATGTAGTAGGGTCATTTGAGAAACCAAAATCCATTCCATATCCAAGTAGCTTGGATTCTTGTGGTAATAACTGTATTTTACTCCAATTATTAAACACAACACCCTGTAATGAACCAACTTGACCTAATCCATAAACACGCCATAAGTTAGCCCAATAGTCATTTAATATTGTGCCGTCACTATTGTAACCTTTAGATTTATATCTTAATATTTCTTCACGTTCGTTAATATCTAACAGTTCATTATCTTCAAATGTTAACTTAAGGAAGTCGCAATCTTCACGACCTATTACATCAGTATGAATAAAAAACTCTTTATCTGGATTAAAATCTGCATAGACTATTTTTGCTCTTGATGCTACCTGTCTGTAAGATTCAAAGTCGCATTTATTAACCTCGTTGAAATAAGCTACATCACTTCTAAGACCTTTACCAACGTCTGACTTATCAAGCCCTATAAACTTAATGAATGAACCACTAGGAAATCTATAAAGTGTACCTGCTATAAAATTACTATCCTGGTAAAGTCCACATAATCGCATTACTTTAACAAAGTCTTTTATAACAGTTAATCTCATTTTAGTAAGTTCCGAACTAATAATAAGTATTTCTTTGTTCTCTTTAGATGATGCGTGATTAATTAGCAGGATTAAAACACTAATTGTCTTACCTGCACCTTGACCGCCTTGTATAACTTTAACTCGTTTCTTTAGGCTGCTAATCTTTCTTAATGCTGTTGTCGCTTGAATCATCTAATGGGTCTAGATTTAATATGCTTACACTAGTCTTATTCTCATTTTGTAATTTGTCAGTCCATCCTAATTTATTCTTAGCGTAAAAAATACCTTTGCCCTCGTTAGCTACAATATCTTCTGCTAATGCATCAAAATCATCACTTATGTTTTTTATAGTGTCCGATAAAGGATGGTTTTCATCTTTCTTAGCTAAATAAAATTGTGACCTTTTCAACATGTAAAACTCTGATTTTTCACGTCTTAACCAATGCAATAAGAAATAATTAATAGTAGGTAAGTATCTTTCTTTTAAATCTACTATTTTGCCACTACCTGTTGCTACTTCTTTTGTGGCATTAATACATTCATCACAATATTCTAAAGAGTATTCTATAAGTTTATCTATATCAATATCTCTATAATTATTTGCCATTACTGTACGATTATAGTTGTATCAAATCCCTCATAACTCTCATAGTAAAAATAGAAATCATTATCTAATTTCACATAGCATTTTCTAGATGTATAAGCAAATGCCTCTCCATACATTCTAATCGTATCGCCTTGTTTTAAAGTCGTTTCAATTATTGTATGTTGTGATCCGTTTGAGTGATAAACGCCATTTAAGTAAATAGCTGAGTTATCACATTCTGAATAAATATATCCTTGATAAGTTTGAATAGGAACTACAGGAGTAACTATTGGTTCAATCGGCTCATCTTGGCAGGAACAGAATAATAAAATTAGTATTAAGTATTTCATTCTATAAGTTTTAAAAGTTCTTTTCTTGAAGTATTTCCTTTGAAGATTATTCCACGATTAGTTAATAACTGTTGAATATCTTTGTAAGTCATATCTTTGTAATTTACACTCACTATTTCAACTTCTGCATTTGGCGTTGTTGGTTCTTGGTAGTGATATTTAATATAATTCTGAATAATTGTATAGGCTGTAATAAAACAACTTGCACAACCTAAATTTAGCACTCTTGCTTTTCCAGCTAACTTACTAATTTCATAGTATGCCTCAGATACTAATATCTTTTCTTCTTTCGTTAATTGAAAGTTATTTTTAATTACTTTGTCTTTTATTTTCTCAATGTCCATTGGTCATATAATTTAGCGATAAGATAAGTTATCGGTGCATAAATAAAATGTTCTTGCAAAGTTAAGCAAAAAAATACACTTAACCAAAAAGAGAAACAAGGAAAACAGGTTAGTATCTTGAAAGGTCTACCGATATGCCTACCAATAAATATATTAAACCTTACTGAAATATTAACCGTATCGATTAATAATGTTGATATAAATAAGCTTAAAATTGTTGATTCCATATTACAAATATAATAAATTATTCGACATCTACATATTTAATTTCTTTTCCTAACTCGTCAAATTTACCAACAATTTCTGAATAAGTATCACTTGCTTCATAATTCATTAGCTTCGTGATTCCGTTTAGTTGTATTTCAGTGCTTGTTATGTGATTTCTTGCAAGTTCTAAGAAGTTGTTTTGTTCTTGTTTTAATTTGTGCGTGAAATCGGATTGAAGTGGTAATTCGTCAAGATCGTGCAAAGCTGATTGAACCTTTACTATTGCTGAAATAACTCGCTGTTTTATTTCGTTATTGGTTAATATTGCCTTGGGTGTGTGGCGTTGGTATTTGGTTACTTTCATAATTCAAAGAAGTCAATTTCGTTTTTATGCTTGGTTAGTTTTTTATATTCCAAAACATTCACGTTATTTTTATTTATTTTGTCAGCAACTAAAGTAATACTTTTTGCCATTTCATGAGGAATTAATCCTTTTCTAACGTCCATTAAAACACCAGTTAGCATTTTGTTTAAATCTGTTGAATTTTTAACCTCGAAGTTTAAATCTCTATTTTCCATTTTTTATTTCTCTTTTAATTTGTATTAATAATCGTTTTGTTTCAATAATTTCATCTGATACTTGATTAACTTTTAAGCCTAAATAATTATTAGCTATCATTGC